GATACCAGTAGAATCATTGAGAATCAGAGTTTCTCCGTGAGGCACCTCTGACTGGAAAATATCCACAGTCTTCCCGGGATTCCATTTCCAATAGGCGTTACATGCGCTCGCGATTTTGCCGATCGCATCGGTAATGGTCTCACCGTTAAACGCAAGCGTTACCTTGCCGAGGCTATGTGGCGCATACCCGACGCGCATCCCGAGGGCCGCAGGGCAGTGCTGAAGCACTCTATACAAAGCGACGTTCGCGGAAAGGTCGTAGAAATTGTCGAATACCCTCTCCTCTTTGTTCATCAGCCAGGACCAATCGTTACACAGAACGTTGGTGTAGACTGGTTCACCCCTCTGGATGCGTCTCTGACGACGCATAACCGTGCCCCCAAACAGAAGATTGGATACTCCGTCGTCTGAAATCTGAACCTCTTGACCGTTACGAACCTGGAATCCCTGAACCTGCAGGGCACACGAACTCGCCTGCCCGAGCGTATGGGTGATCGAGAGACTTCCGATTTGGATGCCTCGTTCAACTCCAGCGATCGTGCAGCGAAGTCGATACGGAACCAAACCGCTAATGGCTGTCCCCGAACGACAGATGCCGGAGCGCGCATGCTGGTAGGCCATTACCGGAATCCCGTTGTTCCCGTCTGGAATCGAATCTGATCCGTCAGCAAGACATCGCTGATGGTTCGCTTGAAATTCTGCTGAGACGCGTAATCTCCAAAATTCGAGTTCGGCGCATTGATGTAAACCGGTCGAACGTTCCGGTCACGGTCTTGTGTAAACGCGACAGTCGCCGTTTGCTTCTGCGCCCGGTTCCATTCCGCTTCAGTCACCACCGCTTCCTTTTTGTGCAGAATGGCCATTGTTCCCGCCCCGAAGTCGCGAAGACCGTGTGTGCCGCCCTCAAATCCTTCTGGCTGTTCCGCCGTCCCCTTTCCAGGGAAAACCCAACCATCAGGGAGTCCGCTCATGTCCAATTCCGGCGTCACCGTGGTCGTCACTTTCTTCGGGATCTTGTTGATTGCGTTCCCGATCTCATCGAACTTGAGAGGAACACCTCCCAGAGTGAGGATCAATTCGTTGATGCCGGCCGTCAGGTTATCGAAACCAGTCTGGAGAACATCTGTCATAGACTTACCATCTTTTTTCAGCAGACCCATGCTATCGGCCTGATTGATCAAGGCGGCGGTGTTGTCGTCAATCGGAGTTCCCAGAGCTTCATGGGCCTCAATGACGTCAATCAGATAGTCAGACATGAGCGCCAGAGCTTCGTTTTCAGTGAAGCCCGCAGCCGTCAGACGACCGTAGGTCGTCATACCCTGCGTTTCTACGGCGGCCAACGTCTCAGCATTGAGCTTGCCAATCTGAGACAAACCTTCCATCGTCGTGCCAAGAGCCTCTGTCGCTTTGACAAGAGTCTCATTGTTAACGATGCGATCGTTGAAGTGTATCAGGTCCTGCAGAGCAATATTGTCGCTCTGGATTCCGATGGCTGCTTGCGCTTTCCCGAGCGCAGACAGACCGGACTGCATCTGTTTCGCGGCGTCGTAATAACTCAGACCCGCTGCACGCGCGGCCCCGAACGCCCCAACGGCAATGACTCCAAGGTTGTCGATCTCAGCGGCAGAATTGACGATGAACTGGTCTGTTCCTTCAAGAACTTTTCCAGTCTTCTCTGCCTGATCCATCGCTTCGCCCCACGCGTCGATGGATGCCTGGAGTGGTCCAACCATCGCTGCAAGGCCGTCGGAGACCACCGACGTGCGCTCACCGATGAATTTGAGCACTTCCCCAGAATACATTCCCATCGTCGCGTTAAGCGCGATGATTTCTTGGAATTTCGTGGAGGCGATCCCCCCCTCTTCCACTACGTGCTGAGCGAATGCGCCAAAGTTCTCATCGATGACCCGCGTAGCCTGGTCCATCGAAAATGCGCCCGTCTCAAGGGCCGAAAACACGTCGTGTAGCTTACCAACGAAACGGTCAAAATTCAGATTGTTGAGTCCACCAGCTTCACTGATGAAATCTTTCATATGGAACAGTGAGCTTTCGACTCGTCCAAAGCCCATGTCCAATGACGTCGAGTCAATCTTGTCTTTGAGACCCTTCGAAATCGACTGACCCCATTCCGATCCAACAATCTCCATCTCCCGACGAGCCTTTTGCCCTCGGAAGTAGCCAACAAACAAACCTACGACCGCTGCTGCCGCGATCAAGTAGACCTGCCCGGTCACTGACATCTGAGCTGCAAACGCGGTAGCAACGGCTGCGGCTGAAGCCGCACCGGCCGCTGCGCCACCGAGCATGCGCGATGCAAGACTCTTGGATGGGTCCGTCGCAGCGGAGACCGCGCCGATACCCCCCAGAATTCCTGCCGTAATGTTCGTGGTGATGTTGCCCCAATTTTTCTTACCTGGGGCCAACGCGTCTTCCAATCCCTTTGAGAACTGAGCACCGGCCTGCGCACCAAGATTGGCGGCGTTGAGAGCACTTCCGAGGGCCTCAGCAAGACCACTCAATGCACCTTTGGACGTCTGCGCCAACTGCGTAAATGCGGCTCCGACCGTGGATAACGCATCTTTCCAGTTGGTCGTTTTCTTGGTGACCCCTTCCAGACTCTCTTGGAACTTCTCCACGGAGCCATTCGCGATGATTTCTAACCCACCGAACATCATCGGAAGACTCGACGCGATTTGTCCAAAGACCTTCTGGACGTCCTTGGCCTGGAAGATCATCTGCTGCGCCGTCAGCGCGGTCTGCCTGTCGATGGCCTCGCGCGCGCCTACGGCCTGCGCTCCCATGCCCTCGAAATCTTTCTTGCGTGCCTCGCCTTTACGAATGATCGAATCAAGTTCGTATTCGAATTCGTTCATGGTCAACTTACGGACCATGTCTGCAGTCTCTTCCTCGATCTTGAGACGTCCGTAGTAGTCAGCCTGAATAGCTTTGGCGATCTTCTCAGCGGCTTGCTCGGCGACCTTCGCACGGTCTTGCCATTCCTGATAGAAAACCTTACTGCCCTGCTGAATCCCTTCCTTGATCATCTTGGCGTCGGCTTTCGCCAGATTCTCAGTTTCCTTGGCCGCCTTCTTAGTTTCGGCCGTCCCCTTCTTGAGACTATCCTCATACAACTGAATCGTAGACGATGCGAGTTTGGTGGATTTGGAGATGTCGTCTACCGACTTATGAAGCGTTATTCCAGCCTGGATATTGGCTTTGTCCTCTTCAGTAAGTGCGGCAACAGCTTTCTTTGCTTCAACAAGCTGCGCAGCAAGATTGACGACCGCCGACTTCTGCCCGGCGATCGCGCCGGCGTGCGCGGTGGCCGTAGCGGCACCCGCTGCGGTGGCCTGTGTCACCCCCTGGACCGCCTTCGCCGACGTGTCGAGGCCCTTGCCCCACTCCAACGCGGCCTGTCCGGCGTCCTTCGCGCCTCCGGAAAACTTCTCGAATCCGGGAATGTTCTTATTCATCCAATTTACAACATCTGCCGCTTTCTGAGAGACAATGTTGAGAATATTGATGAATGACTTGAATGTCTCAATGGTTGGCCCAGCAACTATCTGAACTACCGTTGAGAATGCGTTCCACAGATTCTTGATATGATCCAGGAAAACGTTACCGATGAACGACGCGATATCAACAAATGCTCGATACAGGTAACCAAACACGATCACGATGATGTCGATACCAACTTTGAACCGTTCCCACCATGCGACCGCCGCAATGATGATGGCCCATCCAGCGACCTTCGCGATGAACTCTCCAACCGCTATCACAAGATGGCCAAATCCAGAATCAGCCACAGCGGAAATGATTCCCATGAGTCCTTCCCAAGCACTCATGGCGACGGAACCGATGAACGACGCGACTCCTGACAGGACCTCCCAAACCACTGTCGCAGCAGGTAAGAGGAGATTCTGAAATGCCCACCCGAGCCCTTCACCCACAACAACGGCGAGCTTACTGAGCCAACCCCACAACGTTTGGGCGACGGTAGAGAGCACGTCCCAAATGACTCCAATACGCTGAAAATTCAGAGTCCCGAGGGTCACGACTTGCAGCACGCCATCCCAAGAACCGGTGAGATAACGCAACCCGAAAGCCAAGGCAGCAAGCGCGCCGATGAGAATCGTAACGGGATTCGTCATCAAAGCAAAGGCTGTAGACCCTTCCGTAACGTAGGGGGTCAACACTACAACAGCTTCAGCGATCTTGGCGAAAATGATGAGTGCTGGACCAACGGCAGCAGCGAGTGCAGCCAAGGCCAACGCTGCCAATTTGATCGGCTCCGGCAAACTTGCGAATGCTGGAGCTATCTTGTTCGTGATGAAGTCTGCAGCTTTCCCAACTAGGTCAGCAACCTGTATGAGAGATGGCGCAAGAACCTTCCCGATCGCGATACCGGCGGTTTCCATCGAACCGCGCATGTTCTCAACGGCTCCGGTCAAACCCTTCATGATGACTTCTGCAGCTTTCTTGGCTGCGCCGTCAACATTGCCCAACTGGGAGGTCATCTCCTTGATTTGATTGCCCGTCTGCTGGAGCAACGTGACCATAACCGGTCCGGACCGGTCTCCGAACGCTTTCATGGCGTCTTCGGCTTTGGCCCCCTTGTCCTTCAAGATCTGAAGAACGTCGCCCAAGTGAATCGTCCCGTCTGCGGACTTCAACGATTCAATGCCGAACTTAGCCATTACCTCCGTCATCCCCTTAGTGGGGACGGCAATATCCGTGATGATGTTACGGAGCGCAGTGCCGGCTCGTTCACCCTTGAGACCGGCATTGCCAAACGCAGCCAGACTCCCGGTCAACTCTTCCAAGGACATTCCAAGTCCAATGGCGGGACCAGCGGAGTCTGTAAACGATCGGCCAAGTTCCGCAACATCCACTGTAGATATTTGCGCACCTTTGGCCAGAATATCATTGAGATGAGTAGCTTGGTCGATACTCATGTTCATCTGATGCAACGAATCTGATGTCAACGTCGCGGTTTCCGCGAGTCCCATACCAGAAATCGTAGCCAGATTGAGCACGGCCGGCAAGGTCTTGATCGACTGGTCGACATCATAGCCGGCCTTGCCGATTTCCCCGAGGGCCAGGGCCGCTTCCGTGGCGGAAAACTTGGTCTTCGCGCCCCATTCCATCGCAGCCGCTTCCAGCTTCTCAAGCTGCGGTTGCGTCGGAGCAAGTGCGGCTTCGACACCTTTCATGGCTCCGTCGAAGTCCATGAACGTCTTAACGGCCAACGCGCCCAAGGCGATGAGTGGTGCTGAGATAGAGTATGTGAGGGCCTCACCAACTTTTTTGCCGCCGTCGGCAAATTTGTCGAGCGAAGTCGCAGCTAGAGTCAGCTTGCTGGAAAACCGGTCCTCAAGGTCTATGATTCCCTTGAGAATACCAATGCTGATCATCAGTGAGGCCCTTCCTACGATGCGTTACGCGGCGTCGATCTCGACCTGCGGGCCTTCAGTCTTTTTCTTGAAGTCTTCCTCATCGGCGAAGCCGTTGAGCAACAGGCATTCCTTCTGGAGCATGCCGAAGACCTTGACCGACTTCTTGGAAAACGCTTCGGCCTGCTTTTCCGTGAAAACGTATGACCCATCCGGATTCACCAAGGAATTCCGGACCAAGTAGAGCATGGCCTTGCGCTTGTTCTTCGGGTCGGAGACATAGGTGCCGAATGCAGTTGCGCCCTCGGCCGAGAGGGTGCGGATGATCACAGTCCCACCCCATTCGGGGACATGGATCTTCTTGGTCGTGAGATCGTCTGCCGCGAGGATATCTTCAGCGGTCAGGATCTTTTCGGGAACGAGCAGATCTCTGTTTTCGCTTGGGTTCGGGCTCTGGTCGGGCTTTTCTTCGAGTTCCACGTGTTTGCTCCTCTGCTTCAACTTCCTCTTCGGTCTTATTGCCGTGCATTCTCTTCCATCGAGCATTGTGCCGGGCAACACTTTGCCTGATCAACCGCTCCATCTCTTCAGCTGTTTGTTTCTTTTGCTCCTCTTCTGCGCTACGGAATTTCAACAGACAATCGTCCAACTTCGTAGCGGCCGTTTTCTGACCGCGATTCACGTTGACTATCGTCTGAACAAGATAGGCTGTCTGGTAATCCCCACGCCGTTGACCGTAAGGGTCCATGCTTTCCAGCAGATCCCAGTGGAGTAGTTCTTCAGCGTCGATTCGATTCAGCAACTCTCGTCGCGTCATCCCCATGGACATCGCAAGACGGAATTGGAATTTGACCCTCGACGACTGCAGATACTTACGTGCTGCCTGAACCGCTTCTTTGGTAAGACCGTGAAATTCTGCGGCTGCATCTGCAAGCCGCGCGATGACTTTCTTGTCTTTCCGTCCAAGGTCTAACTGACTTCCCGGTTTTACAATCAATTTTCCTGTGTCGTCGCACAGAATCAATGAAAGTAACCGGACGCCAGTTTTGTCTGGATTCTCCTCTAACGAATCCAGATACTCCGTCAATTCCATACCGGAGAGGAGTCGGAGAAAGACCGACCCACCCCACTCCGGTATGTGAATTCGACGGAGTTTCACGTGTTAGTCCAGAGTCGTAACGACCAAGCCGGACCACGCGAGCGTGACGCTGGCGGCCTGGATACCATCCACCGGCGCATCGGCCGGCTCGAAATTTTGAACGCGCGCGTTGCCTGTCATCTTGATGCCGCTGGGGAACTCGACACGCCACGACGCCTTGGTATTGGTGTCGATATCGTCTTCGATTTGAGCATGTGTCTCATCGTCCGGAAGCCAGTTCACGGTGAACGCGGCGTCCTTCTGGCGCAAGATGCCCAACACGTAGGACTCGGCCCCGTCGTTGTGAGTTGACGTTTCCAGCTTGTTGCGTGACTTGCCTGGCGGCGTCACCATCGTGATTTCCGCGACCGTCGTATAGACGGCCGGGTCGGCAACTGGCAAAGGCGAACGCTTTACCAGAATACCAGTGGTTGAAACAGCTTCAGACATGTCAGTCTCTCCTTCAGCGGTGGTGGGTGCTCGAAATGTTGAATGCCATCCTATCAAATCCCTTATCATCGGGACCTAGAGGAAACGGCTCCTGCAATGGAGTGACATTCACGAAACGCAAGTCACCCATTAGTTTGTTCTCCGTTGCGAGGGCAAGATACAGTTGGTCAGCTTTCTCTCGCGCCAAGAATGGGGATTTGTGACGGATTACCAGCTGAAACCACGGCCGGCGATACGCCGTTTTACCCTCGTTATGTGTCCCTAACGGCCCCAATCCACCAGTTTCTACGATGGTAACGAACGGTCCAACCTGTTCCGGTTTGAGATTGGGAAGCGTTGACTTGAGTCCAATAAAAGTGTCCACCCCGAGTTCGCCTAACCCGAGGGACTCCAAGTATCGAACTATGGCAAGAGCCTGAATCACCGCGCCAACCTATTCAAATCGATTCGTCGCGCGATACGCGCGCCCATAAACGGTGCTGATTCGTTCAAGGTTGACTCGATGAACTTCGCCTGGCCATGTGGGTGTTCTACCTCCAGGTCTTCGTGGACATACACCGCGTAGGGTGCGGCTGGACCTCCCGCCGACACCGATGTAATAATGTGCTTCCCCTGCCGTTCCGGACCTTCGGTCTGCACCGTTCCGCGCAGCGTTCCAGTGTCAAACGGAGTCCGACGTCGGGACTCCGCCGTTTCCACCTGCGTTTCCTGATACTGTGCGCGAGCAAATTCGTCAGGGGAATCTTTGGCGATCCGACGCAGTTTGGACCTCATTAGGTTTTCGCCGTCCAATCTGAACTCAGAAGCCATTAGTATCCCTGCTTTACCTGCGTCAAACTTCCAATCCACACCTCGGCGAAAAACGGCCGTTTGGTGTCTTTGTCGATCAGACCAGAAATATCCACGATTGGCCCAGTCGTGCCGTCCGGCAGGACGAAACGATCCCGTGGGTCAATCGGATTCACGCGATCTGGCACGTCCGTGTCCGCAATCGGAGTCAAGATAACAAGATGAGCCATCGTCATGACCTGTTGGCCATTGACGAGTTTCAATCTCTGTTTCTGCTCGACAATTGCATTGATGGGGATAGGATCGCCGAACGGTTCACGATATTCCACATCCCCGAAACCTGATTCACTGATCCAAGGTGCAAACGTCACCTCGGGCTGCAAAGGTTTGGACACCCTATCAGCAACAGCCACCGCCGATCGAACGACATCTGCTAAGCTCATAAGACCTTGAATATGGCTTCAAATGATGTATCGTCCGGGTCGTCCACGATAACCCATCCAATTGGAATGAACGACAAGATGTTCGACGGGAGAACGGTGATCTTCGCCGAGTCCTTGAATTGGACTTCTACTGGGCCGGCCTTGACCTTCGAGATGTTGTCTGTATCACCCACCGCCAATGGATTGTTGCCCAAAAGATACAACGCGATTTCCGCCGTTGCCTTCTTGACCAATCGAGGGATGACGTCTGACGCGATCGTCTGCCCATACAGCTTCATACCCGTGCGTGGCCAAGCCAACGTTTGGTCTGGTGTCGTCGCGCTACCCGACCACACGTAAGATGAATCCAGCAATCCTGTTGCCATGATGAGCGCAGCTTCCTTGTTCTCGTTGGAAGCTGCGCCCCAGGCTTCAGAATACAATCGCTCCGCAAAATAGGCGTCGGCCTCCGCCACCGTGAGGTAGCTGTTAGCGTCTGCCGTGCCTGGAGTTGCGATTAGAGCCATTGTTCGTGGTGATTACTTCTTGGCGTCGTTGATCAACTGCTCCGGCGTCTTGACTTCCGGGGCCTTGGGTGCGTTGGCCGGAGCCGCAGCCGGAACAGCAACCGTGGTGGCTTTCGGCGCGGTCGGAACCACAGCCGGTGCGACCGGCGTCGTCACGGGCTTGGCCGGCTTGGGCGGCGGTGGCGGCAGCGGTGGCTGTTCGTCATCCGCGTCCATGAATTCACCCGGGTCGTTGGCCGCGAATTGACCAGGCTGTTGACGATCCGACAGCACGCTTTCCACCGGCTCGATGATGCCTTCCAGAGCCTGAACTTGCTCCTTGCTGAGCGGCGGAAGAATGGTGCCCGGTGGGACTCGCTTGTCGCCCACCGTGTATTTTGCTCCGAGCTTGACTCGATAACGCATGACGATGTTCCTTTCTCGAAAGTGAGTTGGTGGCTCGACTCCGAGCCACCCGTTGATGGACTTCCGTTTACGGAGCCACCGTCATGTGCACGATGCCGCAGCGACCTTCGGAGTCCGACCGAATCAGAGGCACCACGATCTGGAAGCCCTTGAAGTTGATCTGGAATCCGCCATGGACGTCCCACTGCACGGTCTGCAGCGGTTCGCCGATGACCATCTCGATAGTGTCGCTGGACATCTCGATGAGCAACACCTCGTTCACCGGCAGCATGTCGAGCGTGCGGATGTCGGAGATCTGCTCCAAGTCCAGAATGCGCTGGCGAATCGTGGTGGATGTCGCGGCCTTGTAGTCCGACGCGAGCTTGAGCGATGCCGCCGTGCCACCCACGTAGATGATGTAAGGCCCGAACTTGCGATCACCCTCGGCCGCAGCGATCAGACGCTTGACGTCCGCCAAGATACCGTCGCCGGTCTTGGTCGCATCGCCCCACGGAATCGACGTGACCACGCCCACGCCCGTCGCGTCACCGAACGTGATGGCGTTGCGGTCGGGATACGTGGTGTAGCCGTAGACATTCAGACCCATGAACTTCAGGGTCTTGAACCCGCGCATCGTGGTGATACCGCCACGAATGAGGATTTCTTCCGATGCCTCGGCGATCTTGCGACCCGCCACCCGGCTGTAGGTGGTATCGATGGCTTCGCCACGTTCGCGGGACGCCGCGAGCATGCGCAGATTCAGATACCAATCCTTGTGGGTGATGGGCAATGGCAGACCGGACCATCCGAAGTCCAACCGGTCGTTTTCCGTGCGGGTGATGCCGTCCAGAGAAACGTCAGCACCCATCATGTCGCCCATCTTCTCCCATTCGAGGATGGTCTTGCCGAGGCCGTTGGCGATCGGATGGGTGAGACCGGCCGCGAGCACGTCGGCAACCGCGCGAATGCGGGTTTGATATGCTGTCACTAGCGCCTGATCCAACACCTTCCACTCGTCCCGGCGCAACAGTTCATTGGTGCGCAGCAACGACGTTGCGATGGGTTTATTCATCGCCATTGCGCGCATGAACTGTTCGCCAGCCCACTTTCCACCGCCACCGCCCATGATCGAGCGGCCGGTGTCGATGCTTGCGAAATCTGACATGATTGACTCCCTCAACTATCTGCGATTGACCGCTCGCGCGTTGACGCAGGTTACAGAATTTCCGCATCCAACCGCGCGGCAGACGCACCGGCGGAATTGTCGAGGGCCACCGACGCGACCGCGATCTCGTTGTCGGTTGTCCCGTTGGACTTCTTCAGCGTTCCGTCGCCGGCCGATGTCAGCCTGTCTCCCTTGACGATAGCGGCGGCAGCGGCCGCAACCAACGCATTGACGCGATCGCCAGTGGCAAACACGCCAACCTTGACGATGTCGCCTGTGGCATACAGAACGTCGCTGCCCTGGCCAGCTTCCTCACGTTCCATGGCGAATTTCTTCTGAGCCTTGCCGCCGGCCGTCGCATGGCGGATCAGATTGCCTCCGCCATTGTAGGCCAGCAAATGACCAGGAAGAATGGTGCCGTCGGCCGCCTTGTCATCCTCGTTCTGGATGGGCTCACCCAACAGCTTGATGGGACGCGTTGCCATAGTTCTATCTCCTGTCGAAAGTTGAAATGCTCCGGTGCTGTTTGGTGTTTACGCGCTGGTGCCGACAACGACGTAAGTGAAGGTGGCGACCGCGCCCGCCGAATTGGCGAAGTTGAGCAAATCGCCGGTGGCCGCGACCACGGTGAACAACCCAGCAACGCCGGGATCGAACGCCAGAAACACCCCATCCGCGCCGAGAGACGCCAGCGCGCCACTCGCCGCGCCGAACAACGGCGCACCATTGGACGCCGGTCGGCTGATGGTCAAACGCGTGGTGTTGTTTTCCTTGCTGACCACCAAGACCATCTTGACCTTGGCCAAGGTGACCAACGCGCCGGTGAGCAGATCGGTCAGCGAACCGGCGAGATCGATGCTGACATTGCCTCCGTCCGCGAGCGTGACCGTATCGCCGACAATCTTGTCGGCCTGACCGGATGAGATGCCGTCCAGCAGTTTCTTGGCATAGGCGACAGCCGATTTCATTTCGGATGCGCCCAGGTCCTGTGGATTCTTCTCCACGAAGGAGAAGTTGACATCCAACCGCGATGCGAGACTCGTTGCCATGATTCGTGTCCTCTAACTGATCACGAGGTTGACGAAGTTACTTCTTGGCAGCGAGTGCCGCCGCGCGAATGTTGCCCGCGAGGTCGATCGGTTCCGGTGCGCCGGTTTCCTCTTCCGAACCGGCCGCAGCCGCAGTCGTGTTGCGCGTGGAGAAGTCCACCACGGTCGGACCCGTCCGCGCGGGCGCGCCGAGCAACGTGACCATCCGATTGAGATGCTCCATCGGCATCGCGGCCAACTCCGCGTCGGTGAACGCGCAGCGCTTGGAATCCTTCAGCGAAGTGACGGCCTTGGTTCGCGCCGCCTGCGACGCCCGGAGTCCCTCACGCAACGTCTCCTGCAATTCGACCGGAGCCTGCGCGATATATTGCTCCGTGGTCAGCGCCACCACGGTCTGCGTCGTCTGCGCCACCGGCTGCGTTGTCGCGGCCGCAGCGGCGGCAGGCTGTGCGACCGGCTGCGCCGTCTCCGTCGTGGCAGCGGGCTTGACCTGCGCCTCGAATGCGGTCAGTCGGGCGTCATCGAGCCCTTCCAAGAACGACCGATCGGTTTCCACCCACGGCGTGGCCGTGTTCGCGATCAGACCGTCCACAATCTCTTTCTTTGCCTTCGCCATTTTCGTGTCTCCTTCAGCGGCTGTGACTTGTGTTGATGTAGAGGCGCCACAACCGCAGGCGCCACGTGGAGTGGCCGGCGCACCCTGCGCAGCCACCGGTTCCCAGACCCGAACGGGCTGAACTTCCGTCTTGCCCTTACCGAGCGACACGGTCCCATCGGCCATGGTGTAGTCGCGCATGAAAATCCCGAACGTTCCGGGATCCACCGCGTAGATAACCTGTGACGCGCCAAGGATCACATCTTCGATGCCGAGGTATCCCGGTTCTACAGCACGCAACGCATCCCCGAGGGCACCCCAGAGCTCATTGACGCTGACCTCTTCGGTCTTGTTGGAGCGAAACTTGAGAAGAGCAGCAATCCGCTCTTTCCACGTCGGAACAACCACCGGAGTCTTGGGCGCGTCACCCGTCGCTGCTGTTTCGGCCATGATTTCAATTCCTTGTTCAGTAAGACGATGGTGATGAGCGGCCGTGCGCGGTGCTCCACAACCGGCCTCGATACTGCATGCTCCGATGTCGTTGGGCAAGAATGCGAGATGGTCAGGAACGATCTCCGTCCACCGACCTTCGTATTTTTGTCCGTTGAAATCTCCCGCGACATGTTCGATTTGTATGAACGCGCCCACAGAAATCTCAACCATCTTCCCGTTGTTCAGACGTTCAAGCACCGCGCGTCCAACTTCAGTCTTTCCAGCCTTGAGCGCATCAATCCAAGCTTCGCCGGCAAGTTTCTTGTTCTTGACGTAAGCGTTGAACACGATACCGAACGCGTGCTGCTCTAGGACTGAGGGCTCATTGGCTGAAATCATCTGCCCGTCACGTTGGGGATGCTCTCCCATGACCGGCCGACCATTCCAACCCTTGAACGCCTTGATTAGCTCGTCTTCCTCCACGAGTTCTGGTGCCGGAGAGTTCACGGCCCAGACAACCCCTTCGACCATCATGACGACAGGAACCACCAAATGGCTCTTGCCTTCATACATCGCAGATCGGAGTCCCGATCCCGACAAGGTCAGTAGGAAATTGCGAGCTTCGGCGGCCATTACAACACTAATCCCGTCGTGCAACGGCACATCGGATGCAGTGGCGGATTCATTGGTCCACCCTGGAACGGTGACGTCAACGGAGCCGTCATGTCTTCGAACGGTCGACAATCATCGCATGGATCGCCTGCAATCCACACGCGCCGTTCCTTGCCCGTCAGCAATCCGTTGTCGCGGGCCTGCAGCCAGAGTTGACGTTGGCCCTCGTTTGCCGCGCCCATCGTTTCTGTGCGCGCGATCATCATCGCCCGATTGCGCTGCAGCTTCTCCGCGTAGCGCATCATGTAACTGTCCAACTTCGCTTTCGACATCCCACCTTCCGGAACGCGAATGCGGAGTGATCCGGCCTGCACGATCTTGCCCGGATTGTTCACTACAGCAACTTGAAAATTTGCCAGAGCCTTTGCCTGGCGCAAGTTCAAACTCACAACCTCTCGAAGGAGTCGCGCGGATTGCGCCGGCGGAAACTTCTCTGAGAAAGAACGAGCCATGATCTCTTGGATCGACGACCGGGTTTCATTGGTGATATCCGTCACCAACTGCGCCGATTGTGTCCGTGCCCACGCGATAGCTTGCGGATTCGTATTGCTAAAATGAATGGACGGTTTGCTCTTCGCCGCACTCAAATCCACAGCTTTCTTAGGTTTCCGGAACGTCGAAGCCGTGGCGCGTCCAGCGGCCGTCAGAATGTTGAACAGCAGCGGAGGCGCGGTCTCCGAAAGCTCATTCTCAATGGTCAACAAAGCCCGATCGACACTCTGTTCCAGGACCGCACGGTCATGGGACGCGAATGCCGATGTAAGCTTTGCTAGACTCATCTTTCGCTTCCCTGCACTGAACGCTCGCATGAATACCATGCGCGTTCGGCCCGTATACGTGTCTGCAACGTGCCTAACCGGATGCTTAGGCAACCGCCGCTTCCTCTTCTGCGCCAGGTGCTGGGGGCTCCGCGACGGTCACGGCCTCAATTTCTGCTTGGCGACGGTCAAGCAGTTCATCAAGGTCGGCTTCGTCTAGCGGGTCCCACCCGAGGGCACGGTCACGAATCTCCTCCGGAGTCATGACGATATCCCCATTCTTCTGGTTGATACTGGCCATCTTATCAGCCATATCCAACCGTTCTGTCATGGAAATATCGAAGATCTCCGGCCAACGCACCGAGTATTCCTTGGGTTCGGTGAGTGCTTTGTGCTCAATCAGCCGATCTACTAGCTGGTTGACTACATAGGGCTCAGCGAATTCGTTGCGACGGTCCTGGATGGTCTCAACCCACTGCGCACGGTCCTGTGACGACGCGAGTTCTCCTCGTTCCGAGCCAAGAAAAATGCGCTGCGGGACGTCGATGGAGGAAGCGATCGCGGTCAAGATCGTATCGCACGGGCCTTTGAAATCAATGGCAGACGCTTGCGTTTGCGTCATCTTGACTCCCTTGGTCTGCACGACGCGTCGAAGTGCATGGTGCCATTCATCGATTTCAGCTTCCATGTCCTCCTGTGCTTCAGGAGTAAGCTTCGCGTCCTTGTCCAAATCGAATTGGGTTCCAGGCTGCGCGGTCATCCAGAACGATTCGGCTCCACCGCCGCGCACCTTGTCGTAATCGTCCAGGAAATTCCACACGCATTCCAGTCGCGGTGTGCCCATCAATTCGTCATCAAGCAAGCCATCGGAAATGTGGATAATCCGTGACCAATGGGTGCGACCCAACTGACGTGTCTTAACTGTAGAATTGTCGATGGTGATCGACTTCTTTAGATTGTAGTAGGCCGGGAGGCCGTAACGCACGTCTTCGACATCAGAAATGTAACTTTCGATGCCGGCGTCCTTCTGCTTGTAGATGGAAAGAAATGAGATGTCTTCCGCTTTGAGCGGACTGGGCAACGGTGTTTCCGCAGGACCTGGCGCGCCAATCAGAATGACGGAGTAGTTGCCGAGACCGGCAACGCAATCTGCACGCTTGAAAACCGTGGAGATTTTCAGACGCTTCGATAGTTCCTTCCACTCATTCTCGAAGGGTGTTGGATTCTTCGGATCGTCGTTTTCAACGAGGTCTAACGTCGCGCCGCGCCACGTAGCTTTGGGGAGGATGTTGACGACCTTACGAGCGACACCATTTCGCTTGTAGCGGTTGTCATACTGCTCTAGAGTGATGTTGTTGGTGTAGCCGAGGGCTTCATCAACGTTTCGTTTGCCGCCGAAGGTAAGACCTGCCTGCACGGCCAGAGAGGCGCGCGCGAGAAGAGCAGAAGCGGCACGAATAAACCCAATATTGGACATTAGCTCTGGACGTCGAGACGAGTCTACGACGGTGGAGCTAATTTGGTCCTACGAAATACCTCCTGATCTCCGTAATCTGCAACATATCCGTTGATCGCGTCACGAATCAATTTAGATATGGAACACGATTGATCAGCGGCCATCCTCTCTAAGGCGCACTTCTGACTCGGGGTCATTCTGACTCGAATGACCTCCGACGAAGTTTCCTCATATTCGAGTGGACGACCGCGCGCCATGGTTTACTTGATAGCACGGAACGGTGCGCCACACCCGGCGCAATTGGGGTCGTCTTCCTTGGGAATACGACCGCAATAGCTGCACGCGTCAGAGGTCTTATGGCCTGCGTCATTAGTCCACTTGGCCCGGTCGATCATGATGACGCACTTCTTGATTCCGTCCTGGAAATTGGCCGTTTCTACAATTGGTGATGGAACCGTAGGACGCGACGGTAGTAAGTTTCTCATATCCTTTCTTGCCCGTTCATTTTGAACCAGAGGAAAGTCAACACTACGAAAATCCAAACAGGATTTTCAATCATTAGATCGATTAGGTCCTGTATGGAGGTCATTTCGCCTCTTCGCACGCCTCTATCAGCATACCAATCAAGACGCTGACCTCGTCCAAGGTCATCCACGTTGCACCAGCCGTGGACAGTCGGACTGCCTGTTTACCTGGCGCCGACACCACTGAAATGGTGTTTCCCGCGCGGCCCGTCTCCGGGTTAGATGGTAGGTTGAACTGCTTGTGGAACTCGACGTGCGAAGTCCACAATGTTTGTTCCTGCATCGTCCCCAATTGTTGCTTGCGGGTCTTTGGTATCACTGTAAAGTCTCGGATTCTAACACTCGCTGGTGTCTTGGCCCGAGTCTTGCGCGGGCCCACTTTCTTCGTTCTTCGCGCCGCTTTTTGCTGCCCCATGTCCCCTCTGATTGCGGTATCGGGTCACCGACAAGTGCATTGAATGCACAACTAGAACCGTCAACTTGGTCGTCTTTGCTCGCCGTTGGAAATCCACATAATTCCGTGAGATAGGCTTCATTCCAATCGGCCCGTAGAAGATACACGTTTCCAGCCTTACACTGCGAGCGGTAGGGTCTCGACCTGATAATCTTGTCTTTTCCGATGGTCACACCCTCATAGTCAAAGCCCTGTAGCATTCGTGTGCGAGCCTTAATGACCGCAACGCCTGAGGCTCCCCCTTCCTTTTCCTCACGAATCGCGCATTCTCGGCCGTCAGTCACCGCAATGGATTCTATCAAACTATCCACTTCATCCGGGTCCAGTTGGTCTCTCTGCACGTCCGCGACGATGAAACCCTTTTCGAACTCCAACATCTTCACGCCAACGGTGTAATCCCCAGCGTTATCTGTGCCAGCCGTATCCCACCCTCGAACAGCCTTGACAAACGTGAGAGGTAGCGCGTCTAGATACTTGAACCATGCACGCTTAAAGAGTCCACCGCCCTCTGGCGCCGGACGTTGCTGAAACTGACCTGCTACACCGTAAGGTCCGAGGTCGATTTCCTTCTCCTCAAGGATGTCCAAGGGGAGTAACGAGGGCCAGAGGATCTCTCCAGGTTCGGTGCGATGATCACGCGGGTCCGGCTTCCAATTTGGTTCGTCTACCCTCGTGGTCTCATAATACATTGGGAAGCAAATATGCTCCCAATTCCTGCGCGGGAGCAAGTGACCGGTCATATCATCCTCATGCAGTCGCTGCATAATGAGGATGACGATGCATCTACGACTCGCGCCGCGCATCGAAATGGTGCGGTCAAACCACTTGTTGGTCGCCGGCCTAACGACGTCAGAGAGGGCTTGCTCGGCGGTGGTCGGGTCGTCTATGAGCACACGATCCGGGTGGAGTCCCGTGCCGAGACCACGCACGGCCGTAGCAATGCGCCATCCGCCAGCCGTCGTGTCAAACCGTCGTTTCTGGTTCTGGTCTTCTTTGAGAACGGTTCCCGGGAAGTGCGTCTGATACCACTCGGAAGTGACGATATTGCGCACCATCGTGTTGGCATCGATGGTCCGGTCTTCACTGTATGAAGCGGTGAGATAGCGGAGTCGCGGATTGGTTGCCCATTCCCAGGCCGGCCAAAAGACCTGGACAAGCAATGTCTTCATCGTGCCTGGCGGCACATTAATAATGGTGCGTCGCGGGTTCTCGCCGCGTGTCACTCCTTCCAGATATTTGCACAGTTCCTCAATGTGCCAATTGGTCTGGAATTCGTGCATCTCCTCGACAATATGCCAGCATTTCCGCACGAAATCCAGGAGATGACGCTTGCACCGTTCGGCTTCGACCTTCTCTAGCCGGCGGCGGTCAATTTCATCCTGGATATGCTGGAGTAATTCGTGTTCTGCAACGAGAGCTTGGATACCGGTCGGTGGGGTGACAGCTTGCGCTGGAACGTCGTGATTGATTATGACGGGTCGTTCTGGGTCTGGTATCAGGTCCCAGAGGTCGGTGTCTGCCATGGACGATCCGAATCACCGCTACCGTGACATACGTCGCACGGCACAGCTTTGAACCGTTCGTTCTGCACAGGTTACGCGTGTTCTTTCAGGTCTTTCTGTTCTGCCTTCATTGCCATCGTGCACCAAAGGCCCGCGTCATCAGCGTTCCAAGCAAGGTTCGGGCCGGACGCGTGCAGAGGAACAACTTGCGTTTCGATGACTTTGTTGTCCTTGAGACGAATGAATTGCCACTCAGCGGTATCGCTGGTCTTTCGAACGACTACCAGTCGATGGGTGTCGCTCTGGTTGTCAAATAGCACTTGTTCTACCATGATTTATGCCCCGTCCGATTTCGATAACTGACAGTCGAAACGGTGCACCGTGTATTCTTGGTAGCCAACACGATGAATGCCTCGAATCCATGGATCCTGCGTTCTATCCAGGTGTAAAGTCATGATTTCTGGCGCGACTCGTGTAGCCAACGGACCAAAAAGGAGAGTCATGAAAAGCTGTCGTCTAGTGATCATGGTCAGAACCAAGTCAACAATACGCTCCAAGCGAGCATCCCAACGAGATAGCCGAGGGCACCGCAGAAGACCACAAACGGCCCAAGGTTCGCGTTGAGCCAATCGCGCCGGTATTCCTTCTCGTTCCAGAATTTGCTAGCCATTACTGCAGCCTTACGTGGAGACCGGGACACTTGAGAACATCGATGGAGATGTGCGTGCATACCGCCGCGAGTTCTTCAGCCGCAAGATACTTTCGCGCTCTGACTGCGATGCGCACGACCTCTGGGGTCACGAATACTACATAGTAGACCTCATTGTCCGTGGGAAGACCCGCGCGATCGGCGAAGCCTTGATCAGCGGCAGGGACGACCAAGATGTCCTTGGCGTGCGGCGTGATAGCCAAGGCCACCCGATTGAGATATTGACTCCACGGCGTCGCGCGACCCTCGAACATCTTCAGTATAACGCCGAGAAAGTTTCCCGGTTGGCCCACGCGCATTTTGGCGTCGGACACATCCGCGATGTAAACGTCTTCCATTTTCGCTTCGCCAGTCGTTTTCCCAACGTCGGAAACATCCGCGATGTATTCGAATTTTGCTTCACCAGTTGGTTTTCCAACGATTGGGTCACTCGTGTCGCGAAGCTCGAAGTCTGTCGGTTGTAAGCGATACAACGCTCCCGAGCTTAAAACAGCATTCTTGTGTGCTTCGAATTGTTTGATTTCTTCGATGAGTTTGAGGCACGTTGTCTTAGAATGACCCATCGGCCCTACGATCGCGCCGCACTCTTCGCAGTGATGTTCAACCATGATTATGCTCCCGTTCATCCACAATTCATCGGTCTTCCATTTCATTCGCCAACTGTTTCCGCGCGTTGGTGAAGATACGCTGCGTGACGCGTTCGTATTCGAGGGTCAACTGCTCGTCAGACATGGTGGTGAGATCATCCCCGCCAGTCTGCCTGACGGTGATCTCTGTCTTGTTGATTGGCTTCCCGAAGAACGATTCTAGAAACCATTTCTCGACAGTCGGATGGAGCTTGCCCTCACGCGCCCGCTGCACAACGGACTCTTGGTAATGAGGATCGTTCATGACGCGGTCCACGAACTTCTCAACGTCGAAGCGAGTATAGATGGGCATGGCTAGATGTCCGTCTCTTCGTAAAAGACCATGACTTGCGTCAGGATTTTCAAGGTTCCTCCCATAGCATAGACTGATGGAACAATGAATGTGACCTTGCATCTTTGTTGGTGTAACTTGGACAAGAACTCCGTTAGTTCTTGGGTATTGACGTCAGCAAATAGATACTTGGTCATGATATGGTCGGGACAACCGGAATCGAACCGGTGCACACAGAATTTCAACCTGCTGCTCTACCAACTGAGCTATGTCCCGAATTTCATTATGAACGCCGCTCTTACCGACGTGAAGCTCTCGGTGCAGATGGCTTACCGCAACTATACGCCCGCGCCCGGCCGAAGTCGAGCGGCACGTGCCGAGGCGAAAGTGAAACTGCCCGAGGGCCATCATTACTGGGCCTAACTGGGTGCGGTTAGGGTGATTTCACGGGCGAAAGTCCAATAGAATCACGAGGGTTTCAGACCTAACCAACCTAACCTAACTAACTTAGTAAACAAATAATTGTGACGGTGGTTCTAAAGAATTTGAGGTCTGCTACTCTTAGAGTGCCAGGTTAGGCGGTTAGGAGTTAGGAGCAGTATTTACAAGTCCAACCCCAAAAAATCGCATAACTTTGCGTTTTTTCCAGTTAGGAATTTCCACTCTGAGCCACGATATTCAGTAATTTTCACACCATTTCACTATTGACCCTCGGGTTCATCTTCGTTTCCATCCTCACCCTCGGACCTAGTTTTTAGATCAGCATCCAATTTAGACTTAACTTGAGCGGCCCAAGCGTCACGGTCAGCACGTAAAGCCTGCTCCCGAGACTCCGGATTTTCCGGTATCTTGGCCCACGGAAGGTGCCCATTACCCTTCACAATGTCCCTCGCCCATCCCTTGACTGTTTTCTTTTTGTCCTTGTTCCACACGGCCATGCGTCGAAACCCGAGGCGCTGCATGATATCAGAGACGCGTTTATTGTCCGACTTGCCGCGTTGATCCATCGGCTTGTCCACGACGTCCCAAACTTCCTCTGGTGCAAGTCGGTGGTCGTCGGTTTCCGGGAACGCATCTGAGATGGCCTCTTCCCACGGGTCTTCAATTCGTCGCCGCTCTTGTTGTAGTGACGCCATTTCCCAGAGGTCTTGGTCAAGGCGTATAGATTCACCTCTGGCTTCTCTTTGAGCGGCCTCTGCCCAGAGTTGGTCGCGGTTCGCACGGATACCGGCCACGTCAAAGCTCTGAATTCGCATCGGCCAGAATCGGCGATTGCCAGTATCATCCTGCAAGTAGGAGTGATTATTGGTCGTGCCGATCATAATAAACTGTCGCGGTTGTTCAATCGGCATTCGCGCGTAGGCCATACGCACCGGGCCATCGACTTGACGCGAGAGCATCGCCTTAAGGTGTTCAACTTGCCAGCTTTTGCTGGTCATACCGCTCAATTCTGCGGCTTCAATGATCCACTTTCCGGCCGTTTGTTCAATAATCTGCTTCGCGTCCACGTTCAGTGGGAGGTTATCTGAGAACCAGTCGTCATTTGGACAGAGAGTTCTGAGCGCCGTGGATTTATCTTTCCCCTGCAACGTCGATTCGAGCACGAGCAACTCATCGAATTTGCATCCTGGTTTCCGAATACGGCGAACGGCCGCGATCAGAACGATAGAGCTCACGGCCCGAACGTAATCGCGCATCTTTTCAGCGGCAGGACTATCGGCTTCTGTTTGTCCAGCACCTGCATAATCGATGAGCCAATTCGCGATTCGAGGCGTGCCGTCCCACACGAGCGAGTTCAGATACTCCAGGATAGGGTGGAATGAGTTGGCCCTCGCAGTGGCGCGGAGCACGATATCAAAGAAATCGGCCCCAGCATTGATGCTGAATTCGCGCTTCACGGCGAGGAAGAGGTCATCGCGCTGATGGTCCCCGACCGGGCCTTTGTAACGATCCCAGGTCAGGAGCATCCGATTGGCAAATGTATCGTAGGACAGTTGCGCGTTGAGTCGTTCGAACGCCAGGATAAGGTTGCGTTCGTTCGGAAGAACGATCCCGTTCTCCCCGCGCGCGAAATCGTCGGTGCCGAGCCACGATTTAATTCGGGCGAGCACACGCGCGCCTGCGTCACCTAGCTGCTTGCGAAGCACGTTCTGACCGGTGACCTTCTCCCCGTTAAGGACCCGCGTATAGGTGGTCTCGACGGTGAGACGAACATCGGTCGGGTCGTTCGCCGACAGGCTGGCGATCGCCTCGCCGATGAGAATCGCTTCGTCAGAGGTAAAATGCTGGTAGTAGAGAAAACCGGCCGTTGACAACCGCACGTCGTGGGTGAACCCGCGCGAGCCAAGATGCTTGAAGAGAAGCGAGGCGACAGCGAAGAGCAATACACGCCGATCGATATCATCGTCGTGTGTCAACTCACCGTCCATTACTATCTTGACGTGTTCGCCGTCAGGGTGGAGGGACGGCGGCATCATCGTCTGCACGCCGAGGGAGCCATCCTTGCAGGTCCCTCGAAGTTCCACGAGCATCGACTGATCGATGTCCATGTATTTCTTGGAGACGAGCGGCGTGGAGGTCGTGTAGAAGAGATGCGAAAGGGGACGCTTGCCGCGTCCGTAGCCAAAATTCGTGTTGCGCAGAATGCGCTTCACCATCGGGACAGCTGGACCCCAGTCCAGATCGACGTCCACCAGGTATTTCCCTGGAGATAAAGG